GCTATTATTATCTATCGAGTACAACGTGCGCCAGAGCGCAGAGTATTCTACGTTGATGTGGGCAACATGCCTTCACACCTTGCTATGCAGTTTGTGGAGCGTGTAAAAACGGAAATTCATCAAAGACGAATCCCATCCAAGACAGGTGGCGGAACTAATGTCATAGACTCGAGCTATAATCCACTGTCAATTAACGAAGACTACTTCTTTCCACAAACTGCTGAAGGACGTGGTTCAAAAGTTGAAACATTACCAGGCGGCACAAATTTAGGAGAAATTGACGATCTCAGATATTTTACTAATAAGCTCGTACGTGGTTTACGAATTCCTAGCAGTTATTTGCCAACCGGGGCTGATGACTCAGCTAGTCAATACAATGACGGCAGAGTCGGAACAGCATATATTCAAGAATTAAGATTTAATGAATATTGCAAGCGTTTACAAGGGTTAATTAACGAACAATTTAATCAAGAATTTAAACGTTACCTATTAGAAAAAGGTGTTAATGTAGATGTTGGAATGTTTGATTTAGAATTTCAACCTCCACAGAACTTTGCAGCATATAGACAAAGCGAAGTTGACAATGCACGTATTCCAACATTCCAAACAATGAGTGCTATTCCTTTTGTTAGTAATAGATTTGCAATGAAACGTTTCTTAGGAATGACTGATCAAGAAATTGCAGAAAACGAACGTCTATGGCGTGAAGAAAATGAAGAAAACTTAGAAACTCCGGCAACAGATTCTAGCGGTGAAATGCGAGGTGCTGGAATTAGTAGTGCTGGCATTGAAGATGATCTTAGTGCAGGCGAAGAAGAAATCCCAGATACAGACGGAGCAATAGACGGAGGAGCCGGAGAAGGACCGTCATCAGTGACAGGAGATGAAGTTTCATCACCGCCAACAACGGACCAAACGGTATAAATACAATATGATAATACGTGAACTATATTACTTTGATAAAGAAACACTAGAACCTAGTGATGAACCCCATCTTGATTTAGAAAACGATGAATCTCAATTAGAAAAAGAAGATACTCGAAAAACACGACTATCATTGCGACAAATTAATAAAATGCGCAAAGCAAGTGATTATCATAACGACGAAAAAGTTAAAGAACTAGACTTTGTTCGTCAAATGTATGGCGTAGCTGCCAATGCTGAAGCATCTATATAATTTTTAAAATATATAATATATGACTATTGCATTTGTTGTAGGTAACGGTGTAAGCCGATCTCCTATTGATCTTACAGAATTACAAAAACACGGACCTGTATATGCTTGCAATGCAGTGTATAGAGATTTTTCTCCTGATTATTTAATTGCAGTAGACCCTAAAATGGTTATTGAAATCTGTAATAACAATTATCAAATATACAATACTGTGTGGACTAATCCAAATAAAAGATATTCTGATTTTAGACGCCTTAATTTTTTTAATCCTTCAAAAGGATGGAGTAGTGGACCGACTGCATTATGGTTAGCAAGTCAGCACAACCATGAAACAATATATATTTTAGGTTTTGATTATCATGGTTTAGAAGATAATACTACAGTTAATAATATATTTTCAGGATCTAAAAATTACAAACCATCTGACGCAAGGGCAACATATTACGGAAATTGGGTTAAACAAACAAGAACTGTAATAACAAGTTATCAAGAAAAAACTTATATTCGTGTTATAGCACCATATAATTACAATCCAACACAACTAAATAATAGCAACTACAGAACACAAGATATATCAATTTTTCTCGAAAATCTTAAAAACGGCTCGTTTTGAGCCTATTTCTGTGTACTTTTCTCACATTTGTGTAAATACTATTGACAGCCTAGCCATAGGTACATACATTTATAGGAGATTATAATGTCAGAAACAAATAAGTTCGAAGAAATGCTCGAGCGCCTAGTAAACGAAGATCGTGCTGGTGCAGAAGAGTTATTCCACGAGATTGTGGTAGAAAAATCAAGAGATATATATGAAAAGTTACTTTCAGAAGAAGCTGACGAAGAAGTTGAAGAAACAACTGACGAAGAAGTAGATGAAGCAACTGATGAAGAAGTAGACGAGTCAGATGACGAAGATCTAGATGAAGCAACTGATGAAGAAGTAGACGAGTCAGATGAAGACCTAGACGAAGCAGCTGATGAAGAAATTGACGAATTCATGGACATGCAGCCAGAAGTAGAAGCAGATACAACAGATAATATGATGGGTGATCTAGCAGCTATGGCCGGTGACGAAGAAGGCGACGACATGGATGCAGACGGCGGCGACGAAGGTGGAGCAGAAGCTGCACTTGACGACCTAGAAGCAGCATTAGACGCATTAAAAGATGAGTTTGCAGCTATGATGGGTAACGGCGACGACGATGCAGAAGAGCCAGAAATGGATATGGATGCAGACGACGATGAAGAAGGCGAAGAAGAAGCAATGGCTTTTGAAGCTGACGAAGAAGTCGAAGAAACAACAAACAAAGTTTCTAAATCACCAACAGAGCAAATGCGTGAATATGTAGAAAAAATCGGTGGCGACCAGTACCATGCATATGGTAACATGGGCGACAACGGCGACAATACAAAATCACCAGTTGCAGGCAAAAACGACATGGGTGGAACAGCATCTAACATGACACAAGGTAAAGACAACGAAGCCGGTGCTCATGATGGATTAGGTGACATGAGTGAAAAAGAAGATAACGCAGGAAACGTAAACGTACCAGGCGGAAAAGCTTCGAAAGCTAATAAACCTGCTCCAGGACATGGTGCAGAGAAAAAAGCCGCAGGCGACAATGGACAAAACAAAAAGTCGACTATCGGTTCTTAATTAAGGAAATTAGGTAATGAGAAACTTACGAGAGAACTTGACATTCGACCAGGCAAAGATTGTTGTCGAGTCTGCTAACGAAGGTAAGGACCTTTATATGAAGGGAATTATCATTCAAGGAGGGATACGCAATGCAAATCAGCGTGTATATCCTGTAGATGAAATTGGCAGGGCTGTCAAAACTCTCAATGATCAAATACAAGGAGGATATAGTGTTCTCGGAGAAGTTGATCATCCTGAAGGACTTAATATTAACTTAGATCGTGTTAGTCATATGATATCCGAAACTTGGATGGATGATGCTAACGGATATGGTAAGTTAAAAATTCTGCCAACCCCTATGGGACAGTTAGTTGAAACAATGCTGCAAAGCGGAGTTAAATTAGGTGTCTCCTCTAGGGGCTCTGGTGAAGTAGACGGCAGCGGAAACGTTGCCGACTTTGAAATAATCACCGTGGACGTTGTGGCACAGCCAAGCGCCCCTGGTGCATATCCAACACCAATCTATGAGCATTTAATGAACGCTCGCGGAGGATATCAGGCATACGAATTAGCGCAGGCAACAAAAAATGACGAAAAGGCACAAAAGTATCTTAAGGAATCACTGATTAATATAATCAGTAAACTCCAATAACGAGGAGAAACGTAATGATAGATGCACTAAAAACACTTTTTGAAAACGATGTTGTTTCAGCAGATATCAGAGCTCAAATTGAAGAAGCGTGGGAAAACAAGATTAAAGAAAATAAACTTGCTGCTACTGCTGAACTTCGCGAAGAGTTTGCTCAAAAATATGAGCATGACAAATCTGTGATGGTTGAAGCAATAGATACTATGATTTCTGAAAAACTTTCAGAAGAAATTGCTGAGTTTGCAGACGATCGCAAACAACTAGCAGAAGCAAAAGCAAAATATGCTGTTGCAATGCGTGAAAATGCAGAACTATTAAAAGGTTTTGTTATGTCACAACTAGGCAAAGAAGTTGACGAACTACATACTGATCAAGTTAGAATGGCTGAAAACTTTTCTAAACTTGAAGAGTTCGTTGTTGAAGCTCTAGCTAAAGAAATAGCAGAATTTGATGAAGATAAAAAAGACTTAGCAGAAACTAAAGTGCGCCTTGTCCGCGAAGGTAAAGCTCATATTAACAAAGTTAAATCTAAATTCATTGAACGCAGTGCAAAAATGGTATCGGAAACAGTGGAGAAAACTCTTGCAAAAGAAATTACTGCACTTAAAGAAGATATTGATTCTGCACGTGAAAACGACTTTGGTCGTAAATTATTCGAAGCGTTTGCTTCTGAATATAGCACAAGTCATCTGAATGAAAAATCAGAGACATCAAAGCTACTAAAAGTTGTTGAACTAAAAGACAAACAACTAGCAGAAGCAAAAACGTTAGCTGCTAAAGCTACACAATTAGTTGAATCAAAAGAAGCTGAAAAAACAGCATTAGTTGAATCAGCTACACGAAAAGATATTCTAAACGAATTGGTTGCACCGTTAGGTACAGCACAGCGTGAGATTATGACAGACTTACTGGAATCAGTTCAAACGGCGAAGTTAAGATCATCGTTCGACAAATACCTACCGTCAGTTATCGACAGTAAAGCTCCAGCGAAGCAGAAGGCACCCCTAAAAGAAGGCAAAGAAATTACAGGCAATAAAATTGACGTTAGTTCACAAGCTAACGCATTTGATGGAAACGTCGTGGACATCAAGCGTTTAGCTGGATTAAATTAATAGGAGAAAATTATGTCAGAACTACTAGAAAGTCGCTGGCAGGAAACTAAAACCGCTCTTGTTGAAGGTTTAACTGGAAACAAGAAAGCTGTAATGGAAAGCACACTAGAAAATACTCGCAAGTATCTTTCAGAAAGTGCAACAGCTGGTGCTACTTCTGCCGGTAATGTCGCAACACTTAACCGTGTTATTCTACCAGTCATTCGTCGTGTGATGCCAACAGTCATCGCAAACGAACTAGTTGGCGTACAGCCAATGACAGGACCAGTGGGTCAGATCCACACACTACGTGTACGTTATGCCGATGGCAATAACGGCGCAACAGCAGGTGAAGAGGCTCTAAGCCCATTCAAAATTGCTGAGAGCTATTCAGGCAATCCATCTTCAAATGGTGCACCTAGCTCAACAGGATCAATGGAAGGTGAAGCTGGTAACAGACTAAGCATCCAGATCTTAAAGCAAACTGTAGAAGCAAAAACTCGCAAGCTATCAGCTCGTTGGACTTTTGAATCTGCACAAGATGCACAAGCACAGCACGGTATTGATATCGAAGCTGAAATTATGGCTGCTCTAGCACAAGAAATTACTGCTGAGATCGACCAAGAAGTTCTTGCTTCACTACGTGCATTAGCCGGAAACGCAACACAGACTTATGATCAAGCTGCTGTTTCAGGTACAGCAACATTTGTTGGTGACGAACATGCTGCATTAGCAGTACAAGTCAACAAAGTTGCAAACGAGATCGCACAGCGTACACGCAGAGGCGCAGGTAATTATGCAGTGGTTAGCCCATTTGCATTAACAATCCTACAGTCTGCAACTACAAGTGCATTTGCTCGTACAACTGAAGGTGCATTTGAAGCACCTACAAACACAAAATTCGTTGGTACATTAAACAACGCAATGAAAGTGTATGTAGATTCATATGCAGCAGACAGCACAGACGTTCTTATTGGCTACAAAGGTGGTTCAGAGTCAGACGCTCCAGCGTTCTACTGCCCATACATCCCGCTAATGAGTTCAGGTGTTGTACTTGATCCAAGTACATTCGAGCCAGTCGTATCATTTATGACACGTTATGGTTATGTTGAACTATCAAACACAGCGTCATCGCTTGGTAACGCAGCTGATTACTTAGGTAAAGTTGGCATTACTAACGGTAACGTATCTTTTAGTTAAGATTTAACGTATAAACTTTAAAATAGGCCCTACGGGGCCTATTTTTATGACTTTTTTAAAAAAAATGGTTGACATTTGTTTTAATGATGTTATATTAGTTACATAAGTTAGGCGACGGTCTAAGTTAGATAGTGCAAGGAACGGTGTTGCGTAGTGACACAACTTGGCTAGTAGCTGTAG